TTAATTTTTTTTAAATTATCCATTCTCTTGTGATCTATCTATCAACAGATAACTAATTTGTCCAGTGATCTCGTTTGCAGTATCTGCTTGCACTTTTAAAACATCTCCACCTTCCATATTGATTACATCTAAAGCCATATTAGTTGATTCTTTATTTAATTGAACATGGCATATTTCTACATCGGAACCCCCTGATTTTTTTAAAAATAAATCTACATCAACATTACTATTATCTTGATGACTTGTCTGTACTGATTTTACAATTGCAATAGACGATGTATTAATCGTTAAGACCGTGGTTAGATTAGTTGTCGTTAAATCAAATGTTTCGCTTTTATAAAAATTTGCCATTAGCTAAGAAACCACTCAAATATTGTTCGTTCATTTTTTAAATCTGTTTGATAACCAAAGTTTAACTGATTTGTAATTGTATCCAATGCTTCAATCACTTGACGTTGATTGGATACATCATACTCAGGTTTTGGCTCTGGAATGTATATCGTAATCTTTGCCATTATCGTCTTCCGTCTGGTTTAATATCGGCCGTAAAAGTACCATATCTCCAAGATTGTTGCAAATCGTCGTTTTCAATTTTGATATTGACATAACGACCACGTGCTCGTGTATCAATTTTCGTAACGACCGGATTAGCGGTAATTGTAAATGGACTTAAAGTGGATCCGGCTTCTGTGCTTTGTGGGAAATTCTTTAGGTTTAAGGTAATCTTGACTTGACCTACAAGTTTTTTAAAGTCAGGAAAGAAACGGCTCATAGATAAAAAGTATTCACCTTCACCTCCTGCTTTTAAATCAATATCACCGGTTTGAATAAATGCATCAATACTATTTGCAGTACCATTAGATAAAACTTCATCATCACCCGTTTCGTGCGCATAATAAAAAGTCTTACCTGGATACACGGTGTCGTCTGTTGGTATTTCATCAATACCGTTAATCACAGGAAAAGAAGCAGAAGAGGTTCGATCATATTCTGTTGCATAAGGTAAATCATAAACAACTGCATCTTCCCAAGAAGTTCTCGCTAACGAACTTGTTGTCCAAGTCTTTTCATCAAAGTTGTAAGTAACCGATCGGTTAATTTGTTCTTGACCATCTGACGCATAGAACCAAGTAATTTCATTATATAAATTGTTAATACCTACACTAATTAAACCACTCGCTGAATAATTTAAACCAAGGTCTCCTGTATTACCAATTGTAAATACAAAGTCTTCTACACTACATGGCAAAGCTTTAACCGTTCCATCATATGCAAAAAATCCACCATTCGAACCCATCCAGTACACAATACCATCTACATAAGCAATTGCGTCTTTACCAATTAAACCACAGTTTGATCCTACTTTTCTAATTGAAAATGTAAACGGAGGTCCTACAAACTGCATAGTATAAGCAGCTGTGTTGGTTACAATCAATGTATAATCTTTACCCGCAACCGCTCCTCGTATCTCCGTTCCATCATCGAGTCTAAACGTTCCGGCAGTATTCGTTGCCGTGGGTGTGTAGGTACTTAATGTTTCTTGATCCGAGAATCTGATAAACATAGGATCTTGTGTTGTCGTATCACCAATGGTTGTTTCAGTCCCAAGGTGAATTAAATGTCTATCCTTATCGGATACCAAGGTCATTAAAGATGCAGTTGGGTTGGTAGCAATTTCTGTTGCTCTTGTTGTTAATGCATTGGGTTCTGCTTGAATTGGATCCCACTCAAAAGTTTTACCATTAGAAACAGTTGCAATCAGTTTTTGTCCATAGTTATCTAATGCCCATTTACCCGGAGGTAAAATAACACCACTTGCTGCAGAGGCTGTACCCCATGTGCTTGCGCCCCATGTTTCCGTTCCCCAACCATAACCATATGTTTGAATCTCTGGACCTGGGTCTACATAAGGTTGAATGGTAGCGCTTCCTGAACCAGAACTGTCTCCAGTTGCAGCGGTTGCCATTTCAATAGTAAATGAATTTGTTGAAGTCGTAACAACAATAAAAATATTTGTTGTAAAATCATCTGCATCATAACCAGAACCAACTGGAGCCGTTACAGAAGTAAATTGAAATAAATCACCTTTATCTAAACCATGTGCATTTTTGTTAACTGTAACCGTTGCATCGCCATTGGTTGTATCAAATGTTGCGCCAGTAATATCTGATTCTAAAGGTGTGATGTCATAAAAAGCACCTTCATAATAAATCACTAAAACTTTACTTGATCCTAAAACTGCATATTTACGACCATCTAAATCTGCCCAAGTGTGTTGTGATCGTACTGAACCAACAATCGTGTCACCTGGATCCGGAGTCAGTTGTCTCCAACCACCAATCTTTTCTGGTAAACCTTTTCTAAATCTTACAAAGTCTCCATCAATGTATTGATTCTCAGCGCCGGTCGGGGTTGTTTGTTTATTAAACCCAGGTCTGATGTTGAATTGTGCTAGCGGCATAAGTCATTACGTTTTCATGATATACGCCAACGCATAGTACGGAGGCAAGTTTTTGTTTGTACCTGATTCACCTCGTGAAGCCGTGGTACCTGAGAAACTGTGAGTGTGTCCATTATGAGTCGAAGTTGTTTGAGTTGTATCAGATAATGTTGCACCATGCGCAAATTGACCGAGTTGAGATAAATTACCACCTTGTTGAATAGTGTGACTGTGAGCACCTCCTGTAGCGGTTGTTCCAGAAAATGTATGTGTGTGTGAAACCACAACTGCATCTGCAGATCCGCCCGTATCATCTACACTGTAAGTATCACCAGCGCCAACAACAAAATTATTTCTTAGATCAGGTGTAGAGTTTGTACCATCACAAAGTACCCAACCCGTTGGAATGGATGCAATAGATCCAGACCACATCATAATCATTCCTGCTATGAAAGCAGGGGATGAAACCCATGTTGAACCATTTGCAGTTAATACATTGTTTGTTGTATCTGCACCTACAAACGTAACAGGATCGGTTCCTGCACCAATCATTACATTACCTGTAGTAAGTGTTGCGTTTCCAGTACCGCCTGATGCAACGGAACTTGCAACTTGTTGTTCAACTACATTGGTACCATCGACATATAATAAGTACGTCGATCCGTTTGGAACTGTAATCCCGGTACCTGCTGAAGTCTTAACTGTGATATCTTGATCTCCAGTGGTTGCATTTTTTACAATAAATGTTTTCTCATTGGTTGGAACAATTAATTCTCTTGTAGCAGTTAATGAAAGTGTAGAAGTTACATTTAAATAAATGTTTCTTGCATCTTGTGATGCATTTGAATCAGTAAGTGTAATGGTTTTATTTCCATCGGTTGTGTAGGATACATCTGCTTTTCCAACAATAGATTCTTCAAGAGCGGTTCCTAAGTTTGTATTAGTAATACCACCCCATGTGCCTGATTTTTCACCATCAGCCATTAACTCTATTTTTAGATTTGATGAATATGTCGATGCCATAATGCTTATTTATACTCCTTATGCGGCTGTGTCAATATCGGTCCAGGTGACCGTAACGCTAGTATTTACCTCACTCCAGTTACCCTCTACACCTGTGCTTACTTCTGTGTAGTTGACACTATCACCTACTTGAACCGTTGTCCAGATAGGAACTGCAACTCCACCTAATGTAAAGCTTAAATTTTGACCGGTTACATCTACAAATTGACTAATGGCTATAGATACCGTTCCAAGGTCCGTGGTCAGTTCTTGACCACTCACGATCGGTGTTACATCAATACTGACGGATACATTCGCGAGCGATAGCGTACCAATACTTTGACCCGTAACACTTAAATTTGCATCTCCAGTAATCGACGGGGTTCCAAGATCTGCATTTAAATCAATTCCTGTTGGTGTCGTATTTGCATCACCGGTAACGGACTCATCTCCTTGAGCCGCGGTTAATGATTGACCGGTTGGATTAACAAAAGTTTCTGGTAATGCAGTTACACTTGCAAGGGTTGCAGATAATGATTGACCGGTTACATCTATATTTGCATCTGCAGTAATAGATAAGGTTCCAAGCGCAAGAGTTGCTTCTTGGCCTGTTACGAACGCATCCGGTGCAACATCGACCGTTCCGACATTGGAGTTTAAGTTTTGACCGGTTACATCTACCGTTGGATTGGAAACAAGCGCAATGGTGACCGAGCCTAAATTCGACGCGAGTCCCTGACCGGTGACCGCTACAATTTGATTTTGACCGGCTTCCGAGGAAAAGGGTGCTTCTGCAAATGCTGTTATTCCAAATGTCATGGTTTATAATAACCTATAAATCAGGTGATTTGAACTAAAATCTAAGTGCTAGCCAGCTATCTCCATAAGCGTTAATGTGCTTGGAACTCTGTTTGATTCATTGTCATTCCAACTTCTATTTATGTACAGATTTTGTGATCCTCCTGGATCTGCTTGAACCTTATATGTCTGTTGGTCTGTACTCGCAGGCGAATCAAGATAAGGAACGCAGTAATTATATACTGAGTATCTTAGTGCAGAATCTGAAAATCCAGCCCATAAATTTGAGGTAGCTTGATGAGAACCACCTACACCGATTCCAATAGCTGTAGTTCCTCTTAATAATCTTACTCCAGCTTCTCCTACCCAAGCGCCACCTTGTATCATCATATACACTAAAATTTTATTTGATGATGACGTAGGTGTAATACTAGCGCTTAGTCCAATATCTGCATATCCATCTGTATTTGCTGAATATGTGTTTGTTAAAACAGATTGAACAGTCTGAATAACCGAACCAGCTTTATAATTCGCTGCAGGCAAGTTCCCCGATACGGCTGTCCCAAGTGGTAATCGTGTTAATGGCATTATGGTAATATCTCCGTTAATGTGATTGAACTTGCACATCTTCCAATGTAGTTTTGATTTGTAGAAGCGTAGGCTCTGTTTATTGTAAAAGTACCGCTTCTAGTATTATTCATGTTTGTTACTTGTATTTTATACGTCTGTGCGCTTGTACTAGCAGGTGAGTCGAGATATGTAGTGCCTGATGAAAAGCCCATTGTATTTTGATCTAAATCATCACCTCCTGTAATACTAACTGCAAAAGTATGGTTAGTATGATTTGATGCACCATCATCACCTTTAAATATAACTGTACTTCCACGTAAAAGATTTGCTGCTAAAAACATAGTAGGATATTGTTTTCCTGAACCACCAATTGTAACATCAACCAAAATTTTTGATGAGGTTGAAGTAGGTGTGATTGAAGCTGATAAACCAATATCAACAAAAACATTTTGTGCTGCACTAGAAAAAACTGAAGTTAATGTTCCTTGAACCACCTGACCAACTTTACCAAAACCCGCAGACGTAATCACACCGCTACCGTTTGATGTAACGAGATTATTGCCTCCTGAATCTTGTAACTGGTCTACTTTTAATATGCTGCTCATTACGGTAATACCTCCATGGCTGTTCCAGTTGAAATTAAACTAGATTGGCAAAATTGTATATTTGTACCAGCAATTAATCTTATAAAAAGAGTATACGTTTGTTGTGATGTACTTGCTGGACTATCATAATATACAATATTTGGATTTATATTTATTAACGAACCACTATTACCATAATCATAAATCCTTAACTGATTTGTATAAAGAGCGGATGTTCCGTTATCAATTTTATATTCACCATGAGCATCAGCACCTGAACTATTATAAAGTCTTAAATGAGGATTTAGTAATATTAAAATTTTTGATGATGTGCTTGTTGGTGTTATTGATAAGCTAAAATTAGTAGTGACAAATGTACTACTACTAGTCGTTACTTCTGTTGTACTACTATTATAAACCACCTGACCCACCTTACCAAATCCAGAAATATTAGATGCACCTAAAGCTAGTGACTCTCCGCTTTGACCAAGTGTAATGGTACCTGAGCCTGAGCTTGTTTCGATGTTCTGTACTTTTAAAGTTCCGTTTGCCATTATCCTGCTAACTCCTGTACTATAAAACTTGAAAAACATATTCCACTATAATTGGCAACAGTATCTTCATAATTAATATTTCTATTTAAGTAAAAAATTCCAGCTTCATTCCAGTTTTGAATTTTGTAAGTAAGAGCAGACGTGGAGCTTGGTGTATCAATTGCACTAAATGAAAGACCAATTGCATGATTGGTATCACTACTTAGAAGTTTAGTAACAGATGAAGTTCTAAAAGAAGTTCTAGGTCTATTACTACCTTCTTGGTCTCCTACTGCAACTGCTGTTCCATTTCTTGTAAATCTAAACATTACTGAATTAGCACCAGTACCACCGTAAGCAGAACCAAAATTTGCTGATAATAAAATTATAGAAGATGTACTGTTAGGAGTTATCGTAACAGAAAAAGAACCTAAATCTGCAAAACTTGTATTTGAAGCTGTAAGTGAAGCACCTGTTTGGAAATATTTTGTTTGCAAAACTTTACCCATACCTGTACCTGGACTAACACCACTTGCCATATCAACAGTAGATAGATTGGTGCCACCTAAAGTAAGTGTATTACTTCCGCTTATTGTATCAATTGTATTTGTCTCTAATTTACTCATTATAAAATTACGAATGTACTCCCATCTGGAATCGTGAACGTCGCTCCATCGTTAATGGTTATCGGTCCAACTAAACTACCGTTTTCTGAACCTGTTAAATTAATACTTCCAAAACTTTGTGCATTCTTCGTAAAGAACGCTGAATTTAAACTTGCTGCTGTAACTGTTGCATCGGTTGGTGTTCCGATATCAAATACATCCCCTAACACTGTGCCAAAGAAAGTTTCACCTGAAGCAGGGGCCGATGCGAATGTGATTTGTGAATTTGTAATTGTAAACGCGGATACGGGCTCTTGGATGACCGATGACAAAGAGATAACACAATTGGCTTCGTTACCTGGAGAGATA